GCATTATATTCTTTGCCGTGGCAAGCAAGCGCGTAGGGGAGTCCACCCGTGGCAACCAGCCGCCACAAAACGCCTTGCCACTGCCACAGACTCCACCAGCCGTAATGCCACAGCCCGCCACCCGTGGCAACCTGGGATTCTCCACAGCCTATTCCAACGGCAACTACACGCCGATGTCAACAAATGGGGACACCAGCCCAAAAGACTGACCCCGGCAGAGACGAGCCGGGGGGCCGCTCAAGCTCACTACGCCGCGCCGCTTGTGGGGAGTATCTCCCCACAGGTGGCAGTCACAGAGGAGCCGGACAAGCTGGTGATCGATATCGACTGGCCTGATGAGCTGGTAGAGGTCGACGACGTGGCAGAGATCACACCAGCGACTGCCACAGCACCGCCACAGGTGGCGCCGACACTTGAGCCGGTACGATTGCCACCCGTGGGGACTGCGCTAACTGTTGACCACGTTAGAGTTAGCGAGAATACGTATGCGTTTCGATTGCGGTGGAGCAACCCGCCAGGCATCACGCCGAAGCGTCCAGCGCTGTATTTGCAATGGGTCAGCAAACCAGTTTTTGATATGATCACGGAGGATAGACAAGCATATGGCAAATTCAAAGCAAGCATTATCGCCGAATTCACTGAGCAGCAGAAGACCCTATGATCCCATCTCACAAGTGTGGGAAATACCAGCCAGCTTGTACGAGGCGAAACATTTAGCGCTACAGTCTGGTAATACCCAGCTTGTGGCATTGCTGGACTCGATCATACAAGTGGCACAGGTGGATCCGCACACGTGGCGCAACCTGCCACAGACTGCTACAGCAGGGGAGGGCCGATGAGCGACGATATGGCACTGGCGACCACGGGACACGGGCAGCAGGGGGAGCTGCCCGTTTTCAATGGCACGGAGTGGGAAGATCACGTCCAAGCGTGGATTGATGCCGAAACAGTGGTCACTGATGTACGGTGGATGCAGGCCGCGATCTGTGCCAGTGTCGTCACCAAATACGGGGACAAGAGCGTGGAACAGTTTGCCGCATCCGTCAACGTGCACCCCCGCCGCGTCTACGAATATCGAGCGGTCTATACTCTCGCCCAGGAATTCGGCATACGTTCGCCAAATCTCCAGTTTTCTCACTACGTGGTCGCGTCCTCAGCCGAACGCCCGCTCGAAGTTTTGGAAGCAGCCGCTGAAAATTCCTTGTCAGTCAGAGACGTCAAGCGCCTGATTGCCGACATTCAAGCTCCCCCCATTACTACTTCCCTTCCCGCCATCAGCGAAAACTTAGCCGTAGTCCACGCGTGGCAGCAGTACCGGACAGTCAGTCAGCAGCTCATGCAGGTGGCACCAATCACCGCCCAGGCTATTCTTTACGCCCTCGAGGAAGTGCAGTACGCGCTCGAGGTGCCAGAGCAGACGGTCGCAGAGCGGATCATCTACGCAATCACCACACAAGGCGCCAATGAGCTGGACTCGATCGCGCAAGCCCTCGGTGCTGATCGTGAGCGCGTTCGAGTATGGCTGTCACGGATGGTGGAAGCAGATACGCTCTCCGTCCGACGGCAAGAGCTGGACGAGCGTGCACCCGGAGCAAGAGGGCCAGCACGGGTCTATTACGATGTTTCAGAAAAATAAAAATATTTCACATATAGTATCCGGACGTGGTGGATAACATCATTGTTGATACTCCTTATGTGTGATTACGACGGGCGGCCACCAAGCCGCCCGCTTTTTTTAGGAGATATGAAATGAATATAGCAGTTTGGGTAAAGGGCTTGATCGCGGCGATCATCGGCGGTGTGTCTAACACCATCGTCCTGATGATCGCGGATCCGCTCACCTTCAATCTTGGCGAGGGCATCGATAAGCTTGTGACCGTCGCCGCAACCAGCGCAATCGTTGCCGCGGCCATGTACCTTAAGCAGTCACCAATTCCGACGGAGGTGGAGTAATGCGTAATCTGATTCTCGGGCTGATTGTCCTCATCGGTCTGAGCGCGTCAGCTTGCTCGGACAAGGGCAAGCAGTTTGCCGCAACTACTGATCGCGTTGCCGGGTACGTCGGAACTGGACTGTTGCTCGTCGATCAGTACACTGCCGCCGGGCAGATGTCGCCAGAGACTGGCACGGCCATTGTCACGATCCTGCGACAGGTCAACACGCTCAACGGGCAGCTGGTTACAGAAGGCAAGCGATACGTGCAGCCTGATGGCGGCCTCAAGCTCACGGGCGATGGGCAGCAGCAGCTTCTTGCCATCGTCGCGACGTCTACCAGTCTGGCCAACACGCTCATCAACGATCCGCGCGTCCTTGCCTTGCCGGACAATCAGCGAAAGCAGATTACAATGCTTGTCGTCAACCTTAGTACTACCGTCCTCAGCATTGGCGAGCTGATCAAGACGATCAAAACTGTGGAGGAGATCAATAAATGAACCTTGTAGAAATCCTCAATACACTGCCATCGATGATCTTGCTGATCATCAAAGAGATCCTCAAAGAGTCTGCGCGTACCGGCAAGACTCCAGAGCAGCTTCTCGATGAGGCCGGACAACAGACGGCGGCCAACGAGCAGCAGGCCGCTGATCTGCTTGCCAGACTGAAAGCGTAACGTGTACCCATCCCCGGCATACGGGCTGGCTCCTGCTGGGCGTATAGCCTCACGCCGGGGAACTGCGGGTAAGCCAGCCCACCAACTACACAGGCACCAAGCAATGATCCCCGAGAAGGCACAGGAGATGGACAAAGATTACCTCGACGTGACAATCAGCAGCCTTATCGCCCTCCTTGCCGGATGGCTGGTTAAAGGGGTGTTCTCTGCCAGCAAGCGCGAGGTCGACGAGCTGCGTCAGGAGATGCGGCACCTTGTCACTACCAGAGCTTTTGACAAGGAACTGAATGGACTACAGGCGCGACTAGACAGGATTGAGGAGAAGCTGGATAAGATCATTACCGATCGATAACACATATGACAGCAAAGAAGAAGGCTACCAACACGAAGCATAAGGCCAGCAAGCGTCAATCCCCGGCGCGGCCCACAACGGCACGTGTAGACGATGAGCAGCTGAAAGAAGCTCTACAGCAATCGAATGGCAACATCTCACACGCCGCACGATCAATGGGCATATCCCGCAATGTCATACACGCGCACGTCAACGCGAGCCAAGAGCTAAAGCAGATCCTTGCTGATGCGCGGCAGACAATGCTGGACGAAGCGGAGAACGCCTTGCTGGCCGCCGTGCGAGAGAAACAAGGCTGGGCGGTATGCTTCACCCTCAAGACGATTGGGCAAGAGCGTGGATATATCGAGAGGGCCGATCAGAGCCACTCCGGCAGCGTAGAGGTGATCATCAGACGTGAAGACCGCCGCAAGTAAAACCATCGAGCTGGTGCTGCCTTCTCTGCATCCGGGCCAACAGCGCATCATCGATGAGGCGCGGCGGTTCAATGTGTTGGCTTGTGGGCGTCGGTTCGGCAAGACGACGCTTGGGATTGATCTGATCATCGACAAGGCTCTTGACGGTTACCCGGTAGGATGGTTTAGCCCGACATACCGGATGCTCAACGAAGTCTGGAAAGAGATCGTAGAAACCACGAAGCAACTGCAGACACGAGTCGCCAAGCAGGAGCATCGGATCGAGCTGATCACCGGTGGCGTGATCGATTGCTGGTCTCTGGACGCTGCTGATTCTGTACGCGGCCGCAAGTATGCGCGGGTGATAGTTGACGAGGCCGCAATGGTGCCGGATCTAGGGGACAGCTGGCAAGCGGCTATCCGTCCGACTATGACGGATTACGTCGGCAGCGATGCTTTCTTCTTATCGACTCCCAAGGGCATCAACTTCTTTCACGAGTGCTATTCTCGCGGCGTCGACGATACTCAGCCAGACTGGGCAGCTTGGCACAGCCCGACGGCAAGCAATCCTCACATCAGCGCATCAGAGATTGAGGCCGCACGGCAGGAGCTTCCGGAGCAGGTATTCCGGCAAGAGTACCTGGCCGAATTTCTCCAGAACGAAGGCGCGGTATTCAGGAACATCGATGCTTGTCTTCGTGCGGATAGCGGCCAACATCAGGGCCATAGACTTTTCGCGGGCGTCGACTGGGGCCAGAAGCATGACTTCACTGTGATCTCAGTGATCTGCGCGACGTGCCGACAGGAGGTCGAGCTTGATCGCTTCAATAAAATCGAGTGGGCATTTCAGCGGGCAAGACTCCGGGCCATCGTGGAGCGGTGGGGCGTCCAGAGCGTGATGGTGGAGACCAACTCCATCGGATCGCCAAACCTCGAGGCACTCCAGCGAGAAGGGATGAGCGTCCGCGGCTTCGAGACGACGGGCAGCACCAAGCCACCGCTGATCCAATCGCTTGCGTTGTGCCTCGAGCGCGAAGAGTGCCGTTTCCTGCCTGATCCCGTGGGGCGTGTTGAGCTGCTGTCATACGAGTCGCGCATCAACAGCACGACGGGCCGAGTGAGCTACTCGGCGCCGGATGGCGGCCACGATGACACCGTGATTGCTCGAGCAATCGCTTGGGAGTGCGTGCAGCGGGGCAATCTAGGCACGGCGTATTAGGGAGTCACAAAAGTTATTTGACGATGTACGGTAACCAGTCACTTGTATGGGAATCATAGACCGCATTAAAGCCGCCAGCACCGCCTTTCGCTACCCGTCGAATATGACACATCGGGGCGGCTCGTTCTTGTCGATGGCTCCCCGTACATTCCCATACGAGAATACGGATCCCATCGCAAACTCGGCCGTCATCAATACCCTGGCTTGGATCCAGCGCAACTTTATCCAAGCGGAGTTTGAGGTATACCGCGAGACGGCCGAGGGCGACGAGACGATTGACGGCCATCCCCTTGAGCGGCTGCTGGCCAATCCCAATGTCGGCTACGATACGCAGTCGTTATGGGCTGCGACCCTTCTCAGCTACCATCTCGACGGCAACGCATACTGGATCAAAGAGCGCAATGCTCGCGGCTTCGGCGTCCCAACGTCGATCTGGTATGAGCCGCACTGGTCGATTAAACCGCACTGGCCCGACAATGGCAGCGCGTTTGTCGACTATTACGAGCGCCGCATCAATGGCACCATCGAGCGCATCCCCATTGAAAACGTGGTGCACTTCCGGAACGGCTTGAACCCCGCTAACCCTAGATACGGTCT